GAGTAGTGATAGTTTCTTCTGCGGTAACTTCGACAGGTTGGGCGTTTCCTTCGCCCACTCCTTGCAGTCCCAATTCGGGTTGTTCTGTGCGTAGCACGCTTTCATCTGTTGTTTGCTCTTGAATGGCATCTTGTTCTGTTTTAATTGTTTCTGTTACTACCTCTTCTTGTAATTGATTCTCTTGAATGTCTTTGATTTGATTTCTTAATAAAGAAGCCTTATCTTTACCTGTTTGAGTTTTATTTCCTTCTAAGGTTTTTAATTGTTTTTCTAATTCAGTAATAGCATTCAAGCTAGTTTCATTTAAGTTTGGATTAGCTTGCCTAACTTCTTCTTTTATGGAATTGGTTAAAACCTTATCTCTTATTTTGAATTCTCTACCTTGATAATCATTTTTAATATCTATTTTAGTAGAAGCCAATTGCTCAGGAGTCATTGTAGCAGTTATTTCATCAATTTCTTCTGCTGTAGCTTTTTCTCCATTTATTTTATAAGAAGGTTTAGCAAACCTTGCTTGAATAGTTGACCTTATACCACCGGGTAATTCAGCAAGTCCTTCAAGTGCTATTTCAGACACATCCATATCTTGTCCTATAACTCCTCTTGCCGCAGTTTCTCCTAACGAACCTCCTAATGCTTCTACTCCTGCACCTGCCGCAACTGCTTTAGTAGCAGCTGCTTTAGTTACTGCACCTGTAGCTGATTTTGCAGCTGACTTTGTTAATATTTTAGCCCCTACACCTGTCGCAAGTTTACCTGTAACAGTATCAATAGTACCAATAACAAGACCTCTTGCTATTGCCTTATTTCTTATGCTTTGCAATTTATCAGGATTTTCAAGAATAGCTCTTACATTTTCTTTACTCATTTCTTTATCTCCAAGTTCTTCTTGAAGTAATTCTCCAAAAGTAGAACCCATTTCAACAACAGCACTTGCAGCTCCAAATGCAAAAGGAATTGCTGCTTCAGCTCCTGCTATAGCTCCTGCTCCTGCTCCTACACCTGTTCCAAGTATAGGAACTACCGAACCTCCTGTTGCTCCTGTAGCAGCTCCAATACTTCCTCCTGCTATTATTGTTCCAACTCCTGCTTTTATGGCATCTGTATTTGTAGCCATTGAAGTTAATGAACTAACTAATAATTCAGGTATAATAGATGGGTTATTAGCCAATCCTTTAACTACTCCCCAAAACCCTTTTCCTTCTTCTTCGTATATTTTAGTATAATCCTGCATTTCAGAAGAAGGTTTTATTTCTTCTGCTAATTTCCTAGATTCTATAAATTGTGTTATTTCTTCATCACTAGGATTAGCGCCTGATACTATTAGATTTCCTGAAGCCTCTGCTAATTTACCTTGTCTATATCCTGAAGCTACGCTACGAGCCATATCGTCTATAAAATCTCCAATTCCTATAGGAGATATTTTATCAACACCCCTTAAAAAATTACCAAAACCTCCCGTGAAGTAATCTTCTTCATTTGGTTCTTTTATAGGCACAGCATTAGGTTTACCTGCAGTTTTTTGTTGTGTAGTAATTAAATTCTCTACAGGACTCTTACCTTCAAATTGGTCAATACTTTGAAACGCATTGTTAATAGGTGGCGTAACCGATGAACCATCTTCCGAAGGTGATTCCATAGTACCTGCTTGAGGCTCCTGCTGTTCGATTGATTCCGAAGAAACTTTTTTTTTTACAACAGGGGCAGGTTCAGATTGTTCCTTACCAATAATAGATGAAAATGAATTTATATCTTTATTGTATCCTTTGCTTTTTACATAAGAATACATATCATTTAATACAGAAGAATCGGTATGTAAAAGATTTACAAATTCTTCTCTACTTTTAGTGTATCCTTTTGACTGTGCTCTTGAATATAAATCATTGATTACTTCTTCATCCATTTTGCTATGTATTTAAAATTTTTATTTTTTACTATAATCTAAACCACCTGATAGAGCTCCTGACTCTATTAACTCTTCTGCGTAAACTTCTTTATCTTCAACTCCTTCTACTGTCTTAGCAGGTAGATTTGCTTTCATCCATTTTGCAGCATTTTGTAAAGCTTTTTTATTTTTAGCATCATTTCCAACCGGGAAACTAGGTGATTCCGCAGCACCCTTTCCTGATTTAGATACTATTTTTATATTATCCCCAAAAAAAGTTGATTCTACTTCAAAACCTGTTCCTGTAAGTCTTTGATTTAAACTCGCTGCTATATTTGCAGGCTTAGCATCAGGTTTTAATTGTCTAGACATCTTATCATCTATATAAGAAGAGAATTGCTGCACTGCTGTTTGTTTCTGAGGTTTAGGTTCAAAACCTTGGCCGCTAGCAGTTTTATTTAATTTAGCTCCTTGAGGAAGGAATTCTTTAACATATTTCAATATAACATCTTCACTTACATTTTTATATTCATCAGGTAGATTTGCTTTTATTGAACCTATAAGAGCTTTTGCTCCTCCAAATACATTATTTTCATCAAATTGATAATTCTGTTGTTTACTATCTTTATTTACAACATTAGCACCACCCGGTGTTTTGTTATATGCCATATTTGTAACACCTGATAAATATTTACCTGACAGTACAGAATTTTGATCATTTCCTGTCATGAAAGTAACTAAATTTTGAGCAAGATTTCTAGCAAATTCTTTTTCTTTTGCAGCAGTTTTTCCTGCATTATAAACATACTCAGGAGCGTAATCTTTTTGTAATTGACCACCAACATCAACTTTCTCAATAATATCATATTTCTCTCTCATTCTATTGAAAGCAAACTTCTCAGCTTCTGCTCTTTGTTGGTCAGATACTTGAAATTCATAAGTACCTGATTTTTGATCGTAAACTCTTAATATCTTACTTGGGTCTTTAGCAGCTTCAGCAGCATCGTCTGTAGGACTGTAATCAATACCACTATCTGATGTTCTTTTTGTATCAAATAGAATTGACGCTATATTTGTAGGAGTTCCTAACAATGATGCTACTTTTAATTTTTCAGCTTCAACAAATTGAAATAAAATTGTTTTTTCATCAGCGCTCAAATCTGTTCTATTAGTTATATCTTCTCTAGTCATAACCATTCCTTGCTTGCCATATCCTGCTTTTTGGATAGCCGCGATTTGGTTTTTACCCAAAGTAGGAATCCACTTATTTATTTTATCTTCTAATTTATTATGAGGAATTGTATTTAATAATAAACCATTTAAAGCAGTAGGAGTTGTTATCTTATCTAACTTTTTGACTTTTTTACCATCAATCTCTTGTTCTGTCTCGATACCAACCATTAAGTTTCCTTCAGGAGACATTATATATCCATTTGTACTCCAATCTCCATAAGACTCTGCTATAGCGGCATTCTCAAGAGTTAACCCTGACATCTCTTCAGAATTAACACCATCAATTATTTTTTGGTAATTTTCTTGATAAGCTTTATTTGCGTTAAACGCTAAGTCAATACCATCTAAAGCATTTTGATTGTATATAAGATAGTCCCTTGGATCTAACCTACCACTTTTCATTAACTTCTCTTGAATCAATAAATTCTTACTAACAACATCAGCCATCTTTAAAGCAGACTGTCTTGCGCTTGCATGTGCTCCAATAGGTGTATTTGATATTTGCTTAAGCGCATCTTTAGTGGCTTTATCTAAAGCATCTTTTTTTTCCTGACGAACTCTCATAGTTTCGTCAAGCATATCAGTAGTATACTGACCTACTTCACGCCAATCAACGTATGAGTCGGCATTTCTTTCTACATAACCATATCCTAAAGGCATAATCTATATTTTTTTAAATTCTATATCTAATAAAGAATAATTAACTCTGTCGAATCCATCGTTTCCTTTTATTACTGCATATTGTGGTATTTCATCAGACATTACTCCTTGAAAAACTCCTTTCCCAAATTTCTCTTCATCTATATATTCAAAAGAATATATATTTAATCCACTTTGAGATTCTCCAATTTTAGTTATGTTTTTCTTTAATTTTCTATCAGAACCTACACCACTCCAATTAACTCCAAATGCTCCAAATTGAGTACCCGGCTGAGGCATTTGAGGTCCAAAAGCAGGTGTAGAAGCTTGAGTTTTATAACTACTCATAGGAGCCCAATTTGTACCCATAGGCCCATAAGACTGAGCATTTCCCGGCAAAGGATTTGAAGGGGCTGCGCTACCAACAGCAGCTGTATTATTATTATTTGTTTTAGGAAATAAAGGAATCATATTAAGACCCATTTGAGCGGTATCTGCCAAACCTTTTACTCCCGCCTCTGTGTATGCTGCTTTAGCTTGTTGAGCATCAGCAGCCATTTGTTGCTGACCTTGAACTTCTCCTAAATCTAATTGAACACCTAAGTCTCTTAAACGACTGTTCTCATCAATTATCTCTTTCTCAATTTCTGTCATTTCCGCACCCATAGCGGTTCTTATACCTGCTTGGCCCTCATTTTGAGCCATGTATATTTTACCTGCTGTAGCAGCTGCACCTCTTTCTGACTCTTGGCCGGCTTGAATAGCTTGAGCACCTGCTGAAAGCATTGCTTCTCTTTGTAGTTCGTATGGTTCTTTTTGAATTGCTCTTTCCTTAGAGTAATTTATCTCAAGTTTTTTACGTGCTTCTGCCATTGCAGCAGCTGCTTTAGCCTCTGCCTCTCTTTGCATTTTACCTTGCTTTGATGCCTGCATAAATGAATTTGCAGTGGATGCTGCCGATATAGCCAATCCTCCTACTGCTACTGCTGTTGCTACTCCCATATTATAATAATTTTATCATTTCACTCGTGTATGTATCTCCTTTAACATATCCAAGGTTCTCATACGTTTTTATTAAGCTATTGTTTTTTATAAGAGCATAAGCATATCCTGCTCCTGAATTTTTAGCGATATTAGTAAGAGATGAAATTAATAAAATAATAGCCTCTCTTCTTTTGTCCTTCATCTTATATTCTTTGTTTGATATAATCCAATCAACCCAAGATACATCTGAATTAGTAATATACAAAAATCCTGCACATACAGGAGTTTCTCCATCATAAACTATAATACCACCTGTTCCGTTGTCGGGAAGAAAGTTTCTTTTAGGTGGCTCCCAACTCCATTGAATCCACCAATCTACTAAGATGTTGTGGTAATCACTTTCATTAAGATTTCTAATAGTTAATTCCATATCGACACAAAGATATTAAATTTAAGGGAAACTTTTCATTACATTTGATTGTACTGAAAATAACTCAACTTTTCCATTAGATCCATTCTCAAGTGTAAATGTACAATAATGTCCTAAAACTCCATGTGATTCAGCTACTGAATTTTTCACGAATAAGAAGTAATTCACATCCCCCGGTATTGGGGTAGTTAATGGGGTGAGCATATTATTGTTTACAACAATTTGGTTTATACCTGATGGATAGTCAATATTTATGGCAACTACAGGTCCTGCAAATTGAAGATTTGCTCCAAAATAAACATAGTCTCCAACACTTATAATGTTTCCAATAGATACTAATGGGTCTATGCTAAAGTTTACCTCAGCATTATTTGTGCCTGCAAAATCAACAGTTAAACTATTTCCTATACCATTTACACTTCTAAGAGCAAATTGTCCATTAGAGTTGTTTCTAACAAAAGCATAATAAGTAGCTTCTTTTTTACTAAACCAAGATGAGTCTATAAATCCTGAGTATTGTAAGTCTGTCTCAAGAGTTACTCCCCAAGGAGCATCTCCTTGTAATGTTATTGTTTTAAATAACTTATTCTCAAGTATAGCATTATTAAATACGCTTGTTACTTTTGATGGCTTAAAAGCATTTGGAGAAGGTACAATAGGATAATCTACTTTATCCCACCATTGCTGATAAAATGTGTTTCGTGCCGGCCCGGTATTGTGTCTGTATAAATCCCCCCCCTTGAAGGTATAGAAATAATTGTTCATTCCAATCATCCAATCAGGATAATAAGAATAGAAAGATACCCAACCGGCAACTCCTTCGCTATATGATAAAGTATAATTCATAATTATACGCAGTTTGTTATTGCTATTATTACTCCGTTATCTACTTCTATTACTTTGTTTGGAACTGCTACGTTATTGGTAGAATAGAATCCATTCGGCAAAGGAAATTGTCCATTTGCATCTGAAAAAACATAATCATATAAACCTACAAAAGTATCTACTGCTCTATGAACTTTTGCAAAATAAAAAGTATTAGGAAATGGTGTAGCACAAGGAATTGATGAATTTGCAAACACATTAGAAGCACTGAAAACAGGCAAAGCTGCAGGACAAACAGCTTCTAAATTCCAAGCAGTGCCTCCACAAGGTCCAAGCATTTCAAGAAGCACATTATTAGGAGTTCCTAAAAGCTTTGGTATTACAATAACACAAAAACCGGGCGAAGCTCCCAAAGAAACATCTCCGGGCAAAACAGTAATTGATTGGGTATTTCCTGTAGCAACAAATGCAGTTCCGTTATATAGATACTCAGTTAACAAGGGAAAGTTTGTAGTATTTCCTGCCATTCCACAATCATTCACTGTATTTCCTACCACTGTAAAATTACCGGGAGTTGTACTTTGATGCACTCCATCTATAGGAGATGATAATTTATTATATACAACTCCATCGTAAGTTGCTCTGAAACCATCGGGTACACTTTGAGGGCTAAATCTAATTACTATAGCTCCTGTATCAATAGTTCCTGTATCTAAATTTACTAAGTAAATACCCTGAAAGCCTGATGCATTAATATCTGTGCCGCAAGGCGTAGGGCAATCACCACAAACCTCTGCAGTTAGTAATATTCCTGATGACTGCTCTCTTACTATTGTTCCATCTCCATAGAATCCATCGGGAGCTATATTTGATAATGCCGAGTCTAAATATACAGCTGTAGCTGTAGCTAAATCAGCTGAGTTTAAAAAAAAAGGTGCATTTATTGCCATATTGATTAAATTAAGTTATACAATCGCATTCGACATTAGTTATAGTTATGCTTGTCGTAGAATAAGGAGCTCCAACTGAACAAATAATAACACCTGTTGCTGAAGCTAATAATGGTAAGCTTGTCAATACTCCATTTTGGTTGTAAAAGAAAACTGTTGTATTGAAAGCTTCGTTATTTGTTACTTCATAGTAATTATATGGCGTTGTACACGTTAAATCACAATTACAACAAACATCAAGTGCACTTGTTCCGAAACATAAATTAACTTCAACACCACAAGGAGCGCAAGGTTGCTGAGGTAATAATAATCCATTTACAAGCTCTCTTACTATACCATCAGCAGAATAGAATCCGTTGTCAGCAATATCAACCAAATCATCATCATTAAACACACAAGTTGCACTTGCAAAAGATGCGTTAAGGAAATAATTACCCGGAACACAGTTACAACAAGAATCAATTCTTGTGGTTCCAAAACAAAGTTCAGCAGGTACAGCATCTCTCAAATCCCAAATTAAATATAAGAACTCTCCATTTGTACTTGCAGGAACTGTAAAGTCAGCATAATATAAAGGAGCAGCTCCCGAATTTGGAGTAGCTAATGATGATGCTATAAGCAAAGCTTGTATTTCAGGGTCTGTATTGTTGTAAAGAGTTGTACTTCTCAAATATCTAAATTTATCTTGAGCAATGTCAAACACATAGTTGTCAGGAACGATTTGATTTGTAGATAATCTCATTGTGCTTCCTTCAGGAGGAAATCCACCTGTACCAATAAATCCTGACACCGTATTGTATCTTGAAACAAGAGGTATTGCTGTTCCGCTTCCAAATAAAACTAAGTTAGAGAAAAGAGGACCAACGAAAGGCAAGTCAGTATATCTGTATTGAGTGTGAATTGTTTTTCCTACCTCTGAATTGTTTGTTACAACAACTTCTACTATAGTCATTGGCTCAGCAAGACAGCAATCAACTAACACGGAAACTACCATATCTCCTGTATATTCTATGGTTATATCAGCAGTCTCAATAGACACATTGTTTTTATCAAAAAAGAAACTTCCACTTAAATCTGTAAATCCTGTTGTTGTTGTAACTCCATTATATAAAACTGTTATTTTTATTTCAGCACCCGGTTCTATACTTATAAAGTCCCAAGTAACTTCAGTAACACCAATAAGTGAACCTAAATCTACGCAATATTCAAAAGTTTTTGATTCTTCTGTATTAACAGACAAGGTAAATGTTTGACTAATTCCACAAGCTAAACATTGAGGATTAATTGGTAATAATTCTTCGTTCATTGACAAAACATACTCATTCATATATGGGTCAAATCCGCCAAGTTTTTGGAAGTTAAGGCTTGCATTAAACTCATCTCTGAACCAAGTTCTCATATTTTGTTCAGATATTACTACTAACTGCTCATTACCACTATCTCCTCCTTTTAATTGAATAACTGCTCCACGTTTTGCATCAGTAAAATATCTATCGTAACCCCATTGAACATAACTCTCAGGATTAAAGCTTATACCATACTTTTCAATACGTGCTATTTGCGTTCCTAAGACCTCAGGAGTCGCTGTAATTATACCTCCGGCACTTGCGTCCGACAATAAGTTTTTCTCTGCTAAAACGTAAGATATTTTATCTTCCTGTAAACAAAGAATATCAGTATTTCTCCCATCTAATAAAATAATTGGCCCAAACGATGCCTCGCAATGTTTGAAATTGGATAATCCTGAATTAAATTGGTTTAACCTATTGATATTAGATTCTCCATTATAGATACCACTGTAGGTAATATCAGAGAACCTATCTGCAGCTTTATAATCTTGAGCAGCAACTGTAGTTACTCTTTCTCCAAAAGCAACAGATCTTCCAATTATTGAATCACGAATTTTATAACTTTCAACTCCATTACCAAAAGAATAACAGTTGAAAAAATTAGTATCAACAATTCCCGGAGTTCCTGATAATATATCTTGATCTTGAACATTACCTAAGTGATTACCATAGTCATCTATTTCAAATGATAATTCATTTTCAAAAAATACATCAGGAAGAGCATCTGAGGGTTGAGTTTCTAAACAAACTAAACTTTCAGCTCTAAAAACAGTAATTATTGCTGTGATATAAATCCTTCTTGAATATTTATAGTTTTTGCCTGTACAACTATTTGTACTACTCCAAAATATTTGTAATTGATTAGTAGTTGGGTTTCTATAGAATTGCCAATAATTTATACTTTTACTAACGGTACTTAACTGAGTTCCTGTTCCCGGAATAAACTCATTGGTCTCGTGATCTCCTTTATCAGTACCTGAGTTTATAGTAAGTTGAATATTATCTCCAACAAACCAATCGTACATATTGTCATATTCTCTTGATGAAGTATAAACTTTAGTCAAGTTATATCCTCTTTTCTCACAGCTTTTTTTAACACCTGCTCTATTCCAATCTACTGACCATTCTATTCTACTTCCTGCAGGTACATTATAATCAATGTACTGCCCCGGATTCGCAGGGTCAGGAATATTCATAGGATAAGGCATTATTTTATGGTCTCCACCACTCGCCCAATCACTTATTGTTCCCGGTGCTATAATTGCATTTTGACTTCTTACTAAATTATAATTACTTGGGTTTACTTTTATATATAATCCTGCAGGAACAGCTATAAATTTTGTTGGATCTTCTTCGGTTGGTATTTCAAGAAATCCTGATGCTTGAGCTGTTTTTTCAAGAACAGTAGTGTACACACAATTTAATGTAGGTCCTTGACTATCTGCCTTAACAATCAATTTATCTCCATCTTCAACTTTTTTCATATTTTCTCCTTCAAGTAAAAGCCACGCTTCATTAGTCTCAGGATTAATAAAAAATAAATTACTGTAAATAGTCTCGTATCTTTCCTCATCAGGTTTTATTACAAACTTGTATCTCTTGGCCCATTTAGGAGCTCTCTGACTTACAGGTATGCTAACCTGAATACTGTTTTTGTTTGGAGAATATCCACAAGGAACATGCTCTGCGTTAAAAGGACTTACTAATGCTGTAGTAGCTCTATTGAATTCATCCATATAGACAATTCCAATCTCGTAACCTCTATTGCTGTGTAAACTTCTTGGATTTGCAATTTCTTGATATACAGCTGACGCAAATGTTATTTCATAATACTCATAGTATCTTACTGTTGGAAGAGTTATGTCATCAACATAAACCATTGCAGGGAACTGAAGTCCTATGCTATTACTCGCAGGCGTTGCTATTATTCTTATAGGCTGCAAAGTTGCTCCTAAGCTATTTATTCCACTTTCATATTTTGTATAAGTATTAGGAGCTGACCCTAAGTTATTAGGTAGTGAGCAATTGAAAGAATCTGTAAGGGTAGTTCCTGCGCAAGAAGTATCCTGTCCTACTACAGTAGTAGATACAGGAAGAATATTTAAACTAGTACCTATTGATGCTTCAAACTCAGGACTTGTAGCTAATTCATAAACAGAGCTATATGTTCTAGTAAGTAAAAAACTAAACGACAATTCAACACCATCAGTTGTTTCATCAGGAAAGGGAGGAGTTCCTGTCCATTGACTATGCCCTATTGTTAAATCCACACTTATTGATGCTCCTTCAACTAAAGGTCTATCAGTTAAATCTATAGTAAGAATAGAATCAGCAATATTTAAACCTGTGCTAGAAGGGTCTATATTATAAATTCCTGAATCTAAATCATCAGGTACATCAAAATCTCCTATCTCTTCACTAAGTAAAGTTGTTGAGAATTCTAATCTTACAGGATTGCCTATTTTATCAATTAAATCATATCCTTCAATATAATTACCATACATCAATCTGTTACCCATAATTGTTTGGGCTTTAGCAACTAAAGGGACATTATCATATAATCTCAAAATCTCAGCCTCATTTAATATGGTAAATATTTTACTATTGTTAAATGTAAATTGATACACCATATTGTCTGCAAGACCTAATTGTGCTTTATCTAATTGTTGAATTATTTTGATAATATTGTTTTCGCTTTGTTTAAAAAGCAAGTCAATACCAATAACAAGAGGACCTCCTGAATTGTAATTAACAATTACAGCATTACAGAAATTAGTCATTCCTTGATTTAACATACTACTTATGTTAAATTGAAATTGATTAGGTACAAATGCAGCAGCAGACCATTGTGAGGTAGCAGAGTACTCTCCATCAGCATATTTATATCTATATGCAAAACATATAAATCTTGTTTCTAAATAATTTTCCTGACCACTTGTAGTTATCGGCTGTATTGTTGGAGATTCCTTTGGAGGCCTTTTAATTACAAGAAGAGCCTCTCTCAATATATCAGGACGTGGCGTAAGAGGATCAGGTGCTAATGCTATAAAGTAGTCAATATTGCTTGGAGATGGATTGGCATAATTATTATCGATATTGATGAATCTTGGAGGATTATAATCATCTGTGAAAAACAATAAATTGTCTATTAAATTTATTCCTGTAATTAAATAAGACTTATTAAAATTTAATGTTGTATTTATATCTCCTCCATCGTTTATAGAAATAATATGGTATGTCAAAACATTAGTTAATACATTGAAGGAAACTATTAAATCAAGTTTTCCTGTAGCTCCAACAGTAAAAGTTGGATCGTGAACGAACCAATATATAGTCTCATTTGTACTATTTTCTATAGCCCCAATACATCTTGCATTGACACTTAAAGGAGTTCCATCTATATATGCTAAAGACGTTAGAGGCAAATTACCATTGGTATTTGTAATAACACCAACTTCAGACTTCTCTGTTGACCCCATTCTAATATTCATAGCATCAACATACTCTCCTTCAGGAAGAAGTCTTTGGTCAACGATTTTATTCATTCTACCTGCTATAAAATTTCTAGTGAAATCTGTCATATTACTTGATTATCTTGTCCATTCCTCTTAAATTCATTAAGAGTCTTCCCGGATGAAGGTTACTGATTCTTATTTTTGCATTAGCTAATAAAGCTCTTCTGTCTTTCTTTGCTCTTTCTAAAATATATTGTTGAACATTAAATTTAGAATTTAATATCTCATACTTTATGGCAGCATAAATATATTGTTCAAATAACTTGTTTACAGTTATTAAAGAATTATCTCCTGACTCCATACCATCTGACACATACTCAAGGATACATAATTCACCCGCCATAGTAGAGTCAAAATTAATAACTCCTGCTTTTTTGTCTATTTTAAAAGTAGGGTTAAAATTTGCAGTCTCTGTATTTAAACCAAATGCAGTGTTGATACCATAATCAAAATACCACATCCCATCTATACTCCATCCTAATTGCCCATGAAATTGATTCCCTTGGTTTAAATAGATACTTTTTTTCATTTTAGTAAGTCTATCAAAATCAATATCAGAGTATTGCGGTCTAAGGATATTACCATTTTGGTCAAATAGAATATTACCTTGTTGGTCTTGCAAATACGCATTAGACGAAATAGCTTGTATGTTTTCAGTTAAAGGCCTTAAGTAACCATCTTTGTATAATGATATACGAACCCAATTAACGTAGTCATCAGGAAGTACATATCTTAATGAATCAGCCACGCTTAACTCTAATATCTTTACTTCTTTAAACGCATCGTAATTAAGCTCTTGTATGGCTCTTTTTGCATGAAATATAATTTTATACCTTTCTTCATTATTTATCAATGAGTGGTTCCCTGTATGCATTAATAAGAAGTTGTTTACTATATCTTCTAATTTTACATATTGATAAGAACCCCAATTAGCATCTTGAGGTGTATTGCCATTATTTTCATAATATTCATATTGTGATAAATATGCCATATCTGTTTATTTTTATTATTATTGTTGCATACTAAATGTAGGCTGTTCGTGTTGTTGTTGAGCCATACCAAATTGAGTAAGCTCTGTCTCTCTAATACTCATACCACAATACTCAAGTATCTTTGTAACTAACTTGTAACCATCTTCATTTGGTAACTCAAAGTCTTGATAATCAGGTTGTGATTGGTCAAATGCCGGCTCACCACTTACCAATGTAATATATGTCCATTTAGGTGTTTTAGGGAATCTAAAATAAACTGCTTGAACTTGACCTAATGTATCAATAGTATTAGGG